CGCGAGGAGGTGTGCGCTGCTTTCGATGTGCCGCCACCTGTGGTCCACATCTTGGACCGGGCGACGTTCTCGAACATCACCGAGCAGATGCGGTCCATGTACCGCGACACGATGGGCGGGGTCCTGCCCGAGTATGAGGCCGCGGTGGAGACCGACCTGCGGGCCGTCGACTGGCCGGATGACCCGGTGTATGCCGAGTTCCTGATGGATGAGGTTTTGCGCGGGGCTTTTGAGGCTCGACAGGATGCGCTGGCCAAGGCCACTCACATGACTATTGCTGAGAAGCGGAAGATGGAGAACCTGCCCTTCATTGAGGGGACGGATCGTATCTTCCTCAACACGGCGACCATGCCACTGGACGCGATCGACAGTCTCGTGGCGCAGCAGGTCCAGGGCTCTGCGTCGGAGAGCGCGCCTGTGGCGCTGCTGTCTGTCGGTGACGTCCGGGCGGTCATGGGCCGTCTCGGCTGGCAGTCATCTCTCGACCAAGTGGACCCGGCGCAACTGTGCGACGGGCTCCCGAGCGCGTCGGTGGCAGTGGTCACCGAAGCCCTTGCACTGGCCAACGACACGACCCACCTGAAGGCGCTCATCAAGGCAAGGAGCCAAGCGTGAAGAAGTCCTATGCGTTCGCGGCGGTGAAGTCGCTGGACTCGGAAAACCCGAACGGCGAGTTTGAGGTGGTTCTGTCCGCCGCGACGGTCGACCGTGACGGCGAGGTCATCGAGGCACGGGCTTTCGAGCCACTGCCGGAGTCGATCCCATTCCACGCCTTCCACGACTTCCACGACCCGATCGGGCGAGGCGTCCCGTTCTATGACGGCGACGTGCTCAAGGCTCGCGGGGTCTACGCCTCGACGCCCAGGGCGCAGGAGATCCGAACTCTCGTGGCCGAGGGCATCATCGGACACACGTCGGTCGGGTTCATGAGCGCATCCCGCAAGGACGGTGAGGACGGCATTCCGCACATCACGAGCGGCGAACTCCTCGAAGGGTCGTTCGTGTCGGTGCCGTCGAACCGTGAGGCTGCGGTCCTGATGGCGAAGTCGTTCGATGCCTACCTGAAGGCCGGCTCCCGCAACTCGTCGAAGGACGCTGAGCGCTTGCAGGCCATCCATGATCTTGCGGTCGACAACGGCGCCAAGTGCGCCGACGACGCCGCAACCACCGAAGCCCCCGCGACCCCCGACGACGAGTCCGGTAAGTCGCTGGCAAGCGAGGTGGTCGCCGCTGCGCTGACCCGCGCACGGCTCACGCTGCTCGCCACCGAGTAGCACCCACCCATCCGATGACCCGACCACAGCAGGTGTTCGGGCGTCTCGCTATGCCACGAGAAAGGGCAAGCACATGAGCAACGCACGTCAGCGGCTCGAAGCCGCCGTCAAGAGCTTGCAGGAGTTCAGCGACCAGCTGGACGCTGCGGACGCTCCCCTCTCCGGCGAGGACATGAGCAACCTCAAGTCCCGCATGGAGGAGATCAAGGACCTCAAGGGTCAGGTCGAGGCCGAGGCCGAGGCCGCTGGGGCGCTCAAGGACGCGAAGGCGTTCATGGCCGCCCTCACCGGCGACGCATCGGGCGAGAGTGCGAAGGGTCCGTCGCTGACGGTCACCGGCCTGCCGATGGACACCCAGGGCAAGACCTTCGGTGAGATGTTCGTCGAGTCCGACTCCTACAAGGACTTCATCGGGCGGTACGCCGGCCGCGATGGCATCATCCCGTCCACCGTGAAGGGCCTGCAGTCCGGCCCGTTCTCGGCGGATGTGAAGGCGCTCGTCACGGGAGCCTCGTCCACCTCCGGTGGTGCGTTCGTGGTGAACGACCGCTACGGCCCGACCATCGACCTCGTCGGTGAGCGGGAGCTCACGGTCTACGACCTCGTGACCAAGGGGTCCACGACCAGCGACACCGTCGAGTACGTCCGGGTCACCAGCAAGACCAACAACGCGGCCCCTGTCGCGGAGGCCACCACGGCTGCCGCGCCGACCGCGCCCGGCACTGCGGGTGCTCTCGTCCCCGCCGCCGGCGGCGGGTACAAGCCGGAGTCCGGGCTGGACCTCGAGGTCGTCTCGACCACCGTCAAGACGATCGCGCACTGGCTGCCGATCACGAAGCGGGCCGCGTCCGATGCGGGTCAGATCCGCACCCTGATCGACAACTTCCTGCGCTACGGCCTCAACGAGGAGCTCGAGGACCAGATGCTCACGGGTTCCGGGTCGGGCGAGAACTTCACCGGCATCCTGAACTCGGGCATCTCGACCGTGGGCTCGGCGGGTACGGACATCGACGCGATCGTGGATGCGATCCGCACCGTCCGGGTCACGGGTCGTCGTCGCCCGAACGCGCTGGTCGTGCACCCGAACGACTGGTACTCGGCCGGCTTCCTCACCGCGAAGGACAGCTCGGGCAAGTACCTCATCAGCGACCCCGCCGCCTCGGTCGACCAGCTCAACCAGCTGTGGGGCCTGAGGGTCGTCGTGTCCGAGGGCGTCACCGAGAACACCGCGCTCGTCGGCGACTTCCGTCAGGCGGTCCTCTGGGAGCGCGAGGGCGTCAACGTGATGGTCAGCGACCAGCACGCGGACTTCTTCGTCCGCAACCTGCTCGCGATCCTCGCGGAGATGCGTGCCGCGTTCGGTGTCCTCGACCCGCAGGCGTTCTGCTCGGTCACCGCGGTCTGATCCGCAACCGCACGGGTGGGCGGCTCCTAGGTGTGCCGCCCACCCGTGCAGCCCTGACAACGAAGTTCCGCCCATCCCCGAAGGAGATCGCCGATCATGTCCGCACGCAAGTCAGCAGAGACCAATCCCCAGCCGAAGGCCGTGGACGTCCCCGACGAGGTGACTCCCGACGTGCCCAAGCCGCCTGTGAAGGTCCCATCCATCATGGGCTCGACCTTCGCTGAGCGTGCGGCCGCGAACAAGGCCGTTGCCAAGAGCCGCACCGAGGCGAAGGGCTGACCTTTCCCCATGCCGACGCATTCGCTTCCGCCTGCACCCTCGGGCGTTGACGCGTCCCGCTGGGCGCAGACCGTTGCGTCGGTGCGTGAATACTGCGGGTGGCACATCGCGCCCGAGGTTGATGAAGAGGTGACGGTCGACGGGTCCGGTTGCGCAGTGCAGATGCTGCCAACGCTCCGACTCGTTTACCTCGTCTCGATCACGAACGACGGCGCGGCCGTCAGCAACCCGGAATGGTCCGCGGCGGGGTTCGTCCGGGGATCGTGGACGTGTCGCCTGCGGGGCGTGACAGCCACAATGCGCCACGGCTTCGAGGACTGGCCGGCAGACCTGCTCGGTGCGCTCGTCGAGCTTGCCACCGACAGCCAGTCATCGCGTGTCTCTCAGGTGACGAATCGCGCCTATCAGGTGAGTTTCGACATCGACGCTGAGACCGAGCAGCGGCGCACCGTTCTTGACCGCTACCGACTGTCGGACCTTCGGTGATCGGCCCCGTTATTGACGCCGCGCTGCCGGTGATGCGCGCCAATGCTGAGTCGATGATGCTGGACCGCTGCACCATTGAGCGGGCAACCTCGACATGGGATGAAGTGGCCCAGAAGACGGTCACGACGTGGGTGCCTGTCGTCGCCGAATCAGTGTGTGACGTGGACGATGGCGCCGCGTCAGGTCGGTCGATTGTCACCGATGAGACTGTGACTCGGGTCGAGCCGTCCGTGTATCTGCCTGCATCTGTGGTCGGCGTTGAGCCTGACGACCGGGTGACGGTCACGGCGGTCGGGCCGATGACGGACCCCTCCTTGCTGGACGCGGTCATGTGGGTGAGCCATGCAGTGACTGGTTCGCATGTCGTGGAGCGTCACCTTGAGTGTCGGTGGCTGCAGTGAGCGCGGGCGCGGAGTTTTCGAGGTTTGCGCGGGCGCTGCGGATCGCTGCGGGTGGTCTGGAGTCGGACGGCCGGAAGGCTGTCGACCGCGTGGCCCAGGGTGCGTTGCGGACGGCTCAGGCTCATGCCGGCGTGGACTCTGGGGATCTGCGGAGCAGTCTGCGGGTGTCATCTCGCGGCGGGGAGTTGCGGGCGGCGGTGGAGACGGACCTCTATTACGCCCGGTTCCAAGAGTTCGGCACGTCGAAGATGCGTCCTCACCCGTTCATGCTGCCGGCGTTTGAGCAGTGGCAGCCGGAGTTGGGGCGCGAACTGGAGAAGCTCGCAGACAAGATGGCGCGGGAGTTGTGATGCCGCGCCCCACTGTGACTTCGGTGCACACCGAGATCAAGGCTGCTCTCATCGCTGCGGGCGTCTATGCCGTGGATGGCCCTGCCGATGACTTGCCGAGTGATGGTGGGGTCGTGAGGCAGGCGGCGGTGCTGTGGCCGTCCCCCGGCTCACACACCTACACCCGCGTGTCGGGGTCGTCCTCGGGCCGTGTTGATCGGGTGCTCATCACGTGTGTCGGCGCGACGACGTTTGACGCGCTCGCTGTTGCTGACGCGGTTGAAGCCACCCTTGGCGGTTTGCGCCTCTCCGGTGGCGACGTGCTGCGGCAGACACTCGCCACGCAGCCGTCCCCGGAGCCGAACGCTGACCCTCGACGGGTCTCTCTCGCAGTCGAATACACCACGATCACGAAAGGCTGAACATGCCTCAGAACCCGGCCGAGTTCACTCGCGTCTCGACCCCTGCGGGGCACTTCTCGGTGCCGTCCGCACTCGTCGAGGCAGCGGGCAGCGAGTGGAAGGTCCTCAAGCAGGACGCAGCCGACAGCAACGGCCTTCCATATCCCCCCAAACTCCGTGAGCAGTCTGCCGCGGCGACCCCCCAGGCTGAGGCGTCCGCCTCGGCTGACAACAAGGAGTAGAAGAGATGGCACAGACCGCAGTTGCGGGCGTGGTCGCCGCTGGCCGCGTTCCCACGTGGATCATCCCCCAGGCGTCGATCGCGACCGACCCCACGCCAGGAACGTACTCGATCCCGCTGACCGCCCTGACCGGTGGGACGACCGTCAAGGCGGACTGTCACATGGACGCGGGCGACATCTCCGTTTCGCGTTCGGCGCGGACGCGTGAGCGTCAGCGTCTCTGCCAGATCGTCGAGGAGAGCATCAAGACGGGCGAGCAGATCGACCTCGGGCTCTCTGGTGTCTACGACCAGCAGCAGTTGGGCACCGTGACGGTGAACAAGATGTACGCCGCCCTGCCTGAGGGTGCGGTGGTCTTCGTGGCGCAGGCGTTCGGCTGGAACTCGGATGCGACGCCGACGACGTCGACGAAGATCGACCTTTTCAAGGCGACGGTTCAGACGCGCATGAAGAACCAGCCGACGTCGATCGACGAGGACCTGAAATTCACTGCGGAACTCTCTGGCTCGGCGTACTGGCCTGACGTCGCGCTCACCTGAGGCCCCTGATCGACCCCGACGCGGCTATCCCCCGTTCCAGCCGCGTCGGGGTCTCCTTCATGCAGTCGGGCGGGGACAGGGACGGGAGACCCCATGAGGACACGAGTCCTGAACCACTTTCACACGTTCCACCCGGAGGCGCAGGCGGAACTCAACCGGCTGGCGGCTGAGGAGGCTCGACTGACGCTGGCGTTGGCGCGTCGTTCGGAGTCGGAACCTGCTGAGCCGAAGCCGAAGCGGCGCATGTCCGAACCGCCCGCGCCCGTCGATGGCATCGAGGCTGAGCTTGAGAAGGTTCGGGCCGCGATGGTGGAGCCTCGGAAGGTCATCGCGTCCGGGGTGGTGCGGATCGTCATCAAGGGTCTGACTCGGGGCGAGTATCGGCGGCTGCTTGTCGAGCACCCGCCCCGCAAGGATGACCCGCTCGACGCGCAACTCGGCTACAACAGCGACTCGTTCGGGGACGCGTTCGTGAAGGCGTGCATTCTGCGCACTGAGAACCTCGACGGTGAACCGGTCCCGAATGAGTGGAGCGCGTGGGCTGACGAGATGACAAACGGGCAGTGGGAGGAAGTCCTGCGAGCCTGCTTCAAACTCACAAATGAAGGCGAGCCCGTTTTCCCTCAGTAGCGCGTCGTCTGCATGATGACTCGGCCTCTCGGGCAGAGGCTCGGGCGGCGCGTGACATGGGTTTAACGATGAGCCAGTGGGACGACCTCGACGATCACGACCGGGCATGGGCGCTCGGAGTGGGCCTGGCTGAGGCCGAGGCTGAGGCTGAGGCGAAGGCCGCGACCTGCCCATCCTGTGGCGGCCTCAAGGCCGAGTGTCAGGACCCAGACAACCAACACGCCTACGTGGTGACCACGGGCCGGTGCTACCGGACGCGGGCGTTGATGGAAGCGCAGCGGGCACGCACGGGCGACCATGACGGCGTGCTCTGGAAAGTCGTGCTCGACCCGTCCCGGAAGAAGTCCGCAGTGAAGAAGGGGGCGACTCGTGGCTGACCGCACAGTGCGCGCCGTTTTTGAGGCGAGCGTCTCAAGGGCGCAGAAGGGCCTGCGTGATCTCGCCGGGGACGCCGACAAGGCGGGCGCCAAGGTCGACGCGACTGCGAAGAGCCTGAAGGATCTCAGTTCGGTTACGGCCAAGCCGAAGATCGACCTGGCGATCGAGGACGCGCAGCGGCGGCTCACGGCGGTTACGAAGGAACTTGGCGAGCTGCGGCAGATGAAGTCCTCCCCTGAGGTGGACCTTCAGGTGCGTGAGGCGCAGAGTCGGCTACGGAGCATCAAGTCCGAGTTGAAGGACTTGCAGAACGCGAAGGCGCAGATCCCGGTCAAGGCGGACACGTCAGAGGCGGAGAAGCAGATCGCGAGCCTCGGCAGCGAGGCCGGTAAGGAAGCCGGCGACGAGGCCGGGGCGAACATGGTGTCCGGCATCGTTGAGGCGCTCGGTTCGATCCCCATCGCTGGCGCTGTGATCGGCGCGGGCGCGGCCATTGCGGGCGGCATCATCCTTGGTATCAAGCAGGGATTGGCTATCGAGGCGGAGCGGGACCTGTTCTCGGCCAAGACTGGTTTCGATGAGGCCACGTCTGCGAGGTTCGGCCGTGCGGCTGGCGAGGCGTACGCGAACGCGTGGGGAACCTCGATTGCCGACAACCTCGACACGGCGCGGGTTGCTCTGGAGCAGGGCCTCATCAGCAGGGACAGCATCGAACGTGATGTGGAGGCTGTCATCGCGTCCTTGTCTGGCATCAGTCAGATCATGGAGGCGGATATCCCGACCGCGGCGCGTGCGGCGGGGCAGCTCATCAAGACCGGCTTGGCCGGGAATGCGCAGCAGGCCTTCGATGTGATCGTGGCGGGCTACCAGAACGGCGCCGACGCGAGCCAGGATCTGCTCGACACCCTCGTGGAGTACCCGACCCATTTCCGTGACCTTGGCTTGTCCGCGCAGGACGCGGTTGGCCTGCTGACGCAGGGCCTCAAGGGTGGCGCGTTCAACGCGGACAAGGTGGCGGACTCCCTCAAGGAACTCACGATCCGAGTGAAGGACCTTGGCGACAAGAACGCTGGGGATGCGCTCAAGAAGATCGGCCTCGGGCACGAGGACATGGCGCGCAAGTTTGCTGAGGGTGGACCGGCTGCCCGTGAAGGGCTGCAGCAGATCCTCGACGGGCTGCGGGGCATCGAGGACCCGGCAGCGCGGGCGCAGCTTGCCGTTGCACTGTTCGGCACGCAGGCGGAAGACATGGCGGGTGCTCTGGCGTCGCTGGACCTGTCCACGGCTGCCCAGCAACTTGGCGGGATCGAGGGCGCTGCGGGCGCTGCTGATCGCGCGCTGGCCACGATGAGCGATAACACGTCGACGAAGATCGAGTCGGCCAAGCGCAACATCGAGGTTGCGATGGACGGCATCAAGGGCGCCCTGGCGGAGGCTTTCGGCGACGAGATTTCTGGCGTGGCCGACTGGGTGTCGAAGAACCGCGCCCCACTCATGCAGTTCTTCCTCGACGTCATGAACGGAGCGCTGGACGTCGGGACGTCCATGGCTGAGATGTCAGCCACCGCCCTCGACGCACTCGCTGGCCTGATCGAAGGCATGGCGGGCTTCATGGAGTTCCTGCCGGGCGTCGACAGTGAGGCGACAGACGCGATGAAGGCGTTCGCGGAATCGGCCCGCACCGGCGCCGATGTCCTGCGCACCGAGGTCCCGGCCGCACTCGACGAGACGCGCAACAAGATCAACGAGTGGGCCGGACCCGAACTAATGAAGGCACGAGTCCACGATGCGACGGTGGCGATGGCTGGGGACATGGATGCGTTCTCAGCAAAGGTGGACGCGTCCGGTGGGACGGTCACCATCAACGGAGAGACGCTGACCGCAGAGCAGGCGCTTGACGTGCTCGTGGCGAACATCGACGGCAGCGACGGCACAGTCAGCATCAACGGCAACCGGGTGCCTGCCGATCAGGCGCTCAGCGCGTTGATGGGGGCGGTGCGCGCCAGCAGGGGCTCTGTGACGGTCGGGGCGAACACCGCCGCCGCCGAGTCTGCGATTGCCAACCTGACCCGCGACCGTTACGTGAGGGTGTACGCGGTCGGCATGTCCACCCTCGGTGGCACGACGGTCGGCCCGCACGACGGCGGCTGGACGCCGATGGGGGCGCTTCCGGGCCGTCATGCGGGCGGGCGGGTGCCGGGCACCGACCCCGGCTACGACAACATCTTGTGGCCGCTGAACTACGGCGGTCGGACGTTGCAGCAGCCGCTCACGGGCGGCGAGATGGTCGTCAACTCCAAGGATGCCGCGTACTGGGCGCCGGTGCTGGAGTGGATGAACGCGGGCGGTCGCCCATCTTCCGGTGGCGGATCGGCGGCGTTCGGCCCCTCCGATGTCGCCGCGGCCCTCAACGGTGCCAGGCTCAAGCTCGGCCCGATTGACCCGATCACGCGCGAGGTGGCCGCGACCCTGCTGACCGCCCACTCGAGGAGTGTCTGACATGCCGGTGACGGTGCGTGGTGCGTACGCGGGCAAGGTGTCCCCGGCTGGCTGGACGACGATCACGTGGCCGGCAGGTACGGCCGAGGGTGATTTGGCGTGGGTGCATTGTGGCGGGTCGATGTCGCCGCTCGGGCCGGACTCGTTCGGGTGGATACCGGTTGGGCACAAGTCGTGGTGGAAGATCCTGTCAGCGTCGGACCTGTCCGCGTCGCTGACGGTGAGCGCGTCACACGTCAAACTGGTCACGTTCACGGGCGCCGGGCAGATCGGGCGCACGTCGTCACAGTCGGGCTTGACGATCCAAAACAACGGGTCGGTTCTGCTCGTGGATGGGGCGCGCCAGTCGTCGGGGATCGCCCCGGCCACATGGCGGCGGGGCTCCGAGTGGCAGGACGAGAACAACTGGTGGCAGGCGGTGTTTGCTGTCGCGTGTGATGCCGGGTATGTGTCGCTGCCGGGTGTCGCTTCGGGTGTGGACTGCTACTCGTACGAGGTGCAGCCTCCGTCGACGTCGTACCCGCCACCTTCCCTGATCGAGCCTGCCGCTGCCGCACACGTCGACGCGACGCTCCCGATCGTGCTGTCGTGGGAGAGCCCGCACAAGACAACCCCGGCGGGCGTGGACGACATGTACCAGGTCAAGCTCGTCACGGGTGGCACCACGTCGTGGGTGCGCGCTGACGGGTCGCTGTCGAGCACGGAATGGTC